ATACGAAACGGCGCGTTTTTCGGGATCGACGCATGGGCATTCGGCGCAGTGCCGACCAGGCCGATAACGTTGTCGCCAAGGCCACCCATGGCCTCGGGGGATTCGGTGGCATTCACGGTGATGCCGTTGTGCTCGAAGTTAAGAACCTCAGCCATGGTTAGTCAGCCTTCTTGGGGGTGGAGTTAAGGACGCTGGTCAGTTCCAGGCGGCCAGCGGTGCGTAGCGCGGATGCTTCGACGTCGAGCAGTTCCAGCTCCTCGCCGGCGGTGGACCAGTGGCCACCTCCGGTGGGGAATGGGATGAGGACGGTGTAGGTTTGGCGGTTGGCCATAGGTGGATCTCCGGGCATAAAAAAAACCGCAGAGCGGTTTTGTTGGGGGTGTCCAGGAATGGAACGTTAGGGAGTCAGTGCGAAAACGCCTTCACTCAGGAAGCGAAAGCTTGGGCAGCTCAGAAACAAGGTCTTGTGGGCTGAATACTTCGCGCTTGTTCTGCTCTACGGCATCAAGCTGCTCGTAGCAGTAAGCCCAACAGATAGAGCGCCAGGAACGGAATGCCTGGCCTTGAGCCTGAAAGCGCGGTACTGCTGGCTCATCGGCATAGCTGATGGCATTTTTAATATCGTCATAGCCCGCGGATTTTGCAGTCCTGTCCAGGAAGGCCTGAACAACGGCGACAAATTCAAGCTTGCGTTGCTCCCATGTCAGTTCAGGTGGCGCAGCGACGAAGGGGCGGTTACCGTCGGCGGCAATAACTTTGCCAGAGGCTTGAGCCGCAAAAAGCGCCTGATATTCCGACGTACTAACCTCCCAAAGTTCTGCTGCAGGCGGCAAGCAGCAGTCCGGATTTGCCACTTCTATCAATGGAGCCTCGGCAGTGATATCTGCAATGCCAATGGTAGGCCGTTGCGTCTGCGGGGTGTCTGAATCAGCTTCCCAAGCGGGATCCGGGATGTTGACCGTTGGCCTTTCCCACGCTGGATCAGGGACCCAGAGCGTTCGCTCGCCATGGGCCCGGGTATCGTAAAAACCTAGTGTTTGGGCATGAAAAAAGATTGTCATAATCAGTAGCCAGTGGCCTCCCAGTAGATGTCATCGGGTGAATTAAACGGACCGGAAATAACCGAAAATTGCGTATTGCTGACGATCAAGGTGTTGGTGCCCGTCGAAGGATCGGCATAAAAAACACTCGTCCGGCTAGCGACAAGCGATGTGCATCGGTTTGGAAAAGCTATAGGAAAACTGCGATGAGTGACGGTATCCGAAGCGCCCAAGGTAATGCCCCACTGCTTGATCATTCCCGTCTGGGCACACTTCCACCAACCATTGGGCCCGAGCGATGCCGTATTTTTCAGAACCGCTCCCGGCACATCGGGTGTGGCCTGTGGGAGGTTTCTCAGGCCTGCGGCATTACCGCTGTAGATGCCTGAAATCGACAGATGCCCTCCTTCTGTAAGGGTCATGGCGTTGTCCGTGCCGCCCACATGGGTGACAACCTGTGGCGGGGAGGTGCTGGTTCCACCGGCATAGGCCTCCATTGCCGCGAGATGCCGCTCACCCCAGCATGTCGCCCGCCACAGCAGATACGCCATGTGGTTTGCGGGCGAATTGATTTGCAACGCTGGAGCACGCCCTCGCCACGCGTCAAATCCGCCGCCCATGCCGGGTAAGTCAAAGGTAGCCGAACCTGACATCAAGCCACCTGTAGTGGGCAACTTGGAGCTGTCGGAAATCGCGATATTAGCCGTGCCATCAAATGGCACACCGTTGATTAGCCGTGGTGTAGCCAACCTGGAGGCGGTGCCGGAGTTTCCGGAGACATCAATGTTGTAAGAGCCTTGCAAGCGGGCAGCCGGCACCGAACCTTGAGTCAAAGCGCTCGCATTGAGATTTAGGAGTTGACCACCCTCGCCGATGTAGGCCCCCCTGATTGACAAATTACCCTGACCCTCAAATAAGAAGGCACTGGGTAGGGCGCCCACATGAAGTGCCACGACCGGCAGTGACGTTGACGTTCCACCCGCATAGACATCCATGGATGCCAGATGACGTTCCCCCCACATTGTCCCTTTCCAAATGGAGTAGCCATAAGAGTTGACCGGGCAATTGATCTGAAGGGCTGGTATACGCTTTTGCCAATCGATAAAAGCGCCTCCCATTCCCGCAAACTCAGCACTAATTGCCCCTGTCATGGTGCCGCCTTTCAGGGGCAGCTTCGATTCGTCGGTCAGCTTGCCGAACATCGAAGCTACTTCATCTTTGGTGTAGGCATCCTTAATACCCATTTGCGCAAGCGTTTCCGGATTCGCACCGCGGACGGCGCGCCCATATTTGTCGACCGTAAGAACGCTGTAGGTCCCTGCCTGAACACCGCTCCTTCCCGCCAGCATCTCGAACGCTAGCGGCGTAGTACCCAACGCTATCGGCCCCTTGCTGATCAACTGCCACAAGGATCCACCACAAACGCTGCCCTCTTCGACAATGACGCTGAGACCTGGAGTCACGCGTTCGCTGGTACCCGCATCCTGAGCACGTGACCAGGCACCGTTGGCAACCACGTAAATACCGTTGTCCTTAGCTATCGATTGACCTACAGCCAGTACACGCTGGCCGGAAATGACCGCCACGCCGTCGATCTGCTGCGCACCACTCAACGCAATGTTCGCCGTCGCCACAACACGAACCGACTGCTTGTTATCAAGTTTGGCGAGCTCATCCCCCAGGTAACCGATTACCCAAGCACGGGTTGCCTTGACCACAGTGTCATCTATCAGCAGCGTCACCAGGGACGCATTACTCGTTTCGAAAATGGAGCGGATGTAAAACTCTTTGCCTGATCCAGAGGTTGCCAGCACTGGCTTGAACGACTCCGGGTATTTAACGATGGCGTACAACACGCCGGTATCAGTCCAAATGCCCGCCTCTCGTACATACCACCCACCGACATCAGATGGAATGGTGACTTCTGCCAACAGCCAGTTCGGGTTCTTCTCGTCCTGAAAAAGTGCATTTAGTGGACCGCGCCACACCTCGCGCTTCAGCGCTTTGGCGGTTGCGTCGGGGTTGTAGACTGCGCCGTTACCATCGCCGACAGAGATCTGCGCAAGTTTGATCGGCAAACCTGCAGCCTTGCAGGCGGTTTCGTAGGCAATACCTGCATTTGTAAGAAGCGTATAGAAGTCGGCCATTTAGGACCCCTGTGGATAAATAGTGAGCGTTTCAACGCTGTAAAAACCAGCAGCGCAAAACACGTTGCCGGTGGTTTGCAATCCGTCGATAACAATTGGGTGAATGGTGGTAAGTTCGCCACAAACCGTTGCGCCAGCCAGGCAATGAGTACCGAATGCACTCATCCCCACAGAAACAGTCACACTGTCACGTTCGCTTTTTGCAGCCGCCAGACGCTGGTCGAGACGAGCGTCTACCTCTTCGCTGTAGCCCAGACTCGTGAATGCCCTAACGGAGAAGCTGTAAGGCTCACCCGGCGGCGTTCGCTCGTACCACGCACGAATTTCCGGAACCAATTGCAGGCCTGTAGCTGCATTTTCCAATGCCTTCCGTGTACCTGCCTGCCTCGCCGTCGGCCACGCGAGCTTCAAGGTGGCCCTCTTTTCAGCTTCCGGTGCGCTGGCACTCCATTCGCTGACACCACGGTCGGCGGCAAGGTAAGGAAGAAACTCAACGGGGGTTTGCAGCGGATTCATCAACGCCGGAAACGGCGGCATCACGCGGTCCAACAACTTGCCAAACCCCAAATCCAACGCCTTTTCCAACGGCGAACTATTGGCCGGCAACAAACTCGCTTTAGGCTCACTCATAGCGTATGCACCTCCACTTCAACCCCCGTGCAATACGGCGCCTGGAACGCGGTGCAGATGATCGGCGCCAGAGGTTCAAGGATTTGCAGTTGCGCAGCCCCCGCACTGTGAATCGCATAGTCAATCCAACTCGGGTCAACCCGCCCTTCCAGGCGATGACAGGACTGTGCGTAGTCCTGCAGCAGTTTCTGCGCGGCGACTTGCGTGAGCCCGGAATCCGGGCCGGCGTTGATCTTCGCGACCACGCGGATTTTGTAAGGCAAAATTTGCGCGCCTTGCACACTGACCAGGTCAGTCTCCGGTCGTACATCCGGCCGTGCGAAATGGCGACGTACACCGTCAAGCAAATCGGCGGACGGTGTGCCGTCGCCTTCCCTTGAAAGCACAGTGACCATCACTT